ATCTTGGTAAGCAATGGATTAAAGATTATACCCTTGCTAGTTGTAAGTATATGCTAGGCGAAGCACGTTCAAAGTTCGCAACCATTGCAGGACCACAAGGTGGTTCAACGCTTAACGGTGATGCACTTAAAGCAGAAGCACAAGCTGAAATGGAAAAGCTAGAAGAAGAACTAAAAACACAAGTAGCAGGCGGCGTAGGCTACGGATTCACAATCGGCTAATAAACACTTGACTTCCTGATAAATCTATTGTATAATAGTTTTTATTTTATGAGGAGTCAGACTTTGATTATTGGTGTATGTGGATTAATTGGTAGCGGTAAAGATACTATTGCTGATTATTTGATTAGCAATCACAACTTTCAAAAAATATCATTTGCAGATAAACTTAAAGATAGCGTAGGCGTTATGTTTGGGTGGAGCAGAGATATGCTTGATGGTAAAACAACAGAATCTAGAGAATGGCGTGAAAAAGTAGACGAGTTTTGGACAAAAGAAACTGGACGTACAATTACACCTAGATTAGTATTACAAGAATTTGGTACAGAATGTATGCGTAACGGATTCTATGATGGTATTTGGGTATCCTTAGTAAAACAGAAAATTATTGACAATCCAGACATTAATTGGGTACTTCCTGATACACGTTTTCCTAACGAAGCAAAAATGCTACACGAAGTGGGTGGACATGTATGGCGTGTAAAGCGTGGCGAAGATCCTAAGTGGTTTACAGAGTATGTTGAGTTTGATACAGAGCCTACTGATATACATCCTAGTGAATGGGCTTGGGCTCATACTAAATTTTCACAAACATTAGAAAACAACGGTACTATTGATGAACTTAGAAGTCAGGTAGCAAATCACCTTGCTTCCATTTAAATCCTTCTTTGTACATAATTTTACTACAATTGGCACATATTGTTTTTAAGTTGCTAAATCTTACGTTGTTAAGATCACCGTCAATATAATATACTGAAAACTGTTCCTTGTGTTTGCTTTTAAAGCCACACTTGTCGCAAACTTGTTTCTTTTCATATCCAGACTGTTTCCATTTAGGACTACCATGTATAGGCTTACCGTGCCTGGCACATGACTCACACTTGCTTCTATAAAAAGGTTTTCCTTTTTTGTAATAGTTAATTGCTACTGGTTTAACGCCACATTTGCATAAAGGTCTCATATATGTATTTACCTGCCCTTTTTGATCCCTTTTTCGGGGTAGATAAAGAGGCCTTTTATGCAAATTGGTATAAATAATAGTAACATGCTATATCAACAGGAGAAAATAAAATGGCTTTAGTATCACCAGGAGTACAGGTCAGCGTTATAGACGAAAGTTTCTATACCCCAGCTGAGCCAGGTACAGTACCAATGATTTTTGTTGTTTCCGCACAAGACAAAACGAACGGTGCTGGAACAGGAACTGCGGCGGCAACGACTGCGGCAAACGCAGGTAAACCTTATTTGGTTACCTCACAGAGAGAATTAACAGACTTGTTTGGAGATCCAACTTTCTATACGGACACAAACAACAATGCACTACATGGTAGTGAATTAAATGAATACGGGTTACAAGCGGCCTACTCATACTTAGGAGTAGCTAACAGAGCTTATGTAACTAGAGCAACACTAAACACATCAGAGCTAATTGCTTCTGCTACGGCGCCAGCGGCGAATCCAGCAGATGGAACATATTGGTTCGATACAGCAAATAGTGTGTTTGGTATTTTTGAATGGAACGGCGCGGCGGCTACTGTTACTGGTGGACAGAGCTTTACTAATAAAGTTCCTACAGTAATTACAGATACTACTAAAGTAACAGGCGGAGTACCAAAAACTTCTGTTGGTGCAATTGGTGATTACGCTATTGTTGCTACTACTACACTTAACAAATTGTTCTACAAAAAGAGCGATGGTAGTTGGGTACAAGTAGGATCAACAGCATGGATTAGTGCATGGGCAACTGTAACAGGAACGATTTCAAATCCAACTGTTTCAAATGGTGCTTCAATGAGCATTAACGGTACTGTTGTAACAAGTGGCGGAACAGCATTAAGTGATGTTGTATCAGCTATTGGTTCAGCAGGTATTGCTGGAGTTAGTTCAGCAGTAGTTAACAACAAATTAGAGATTTACTCAACAGGCGTAGACGTTGTATTAGCAACTAACGCTTCAACACTATTAGCAGAGATAGGTTTAACGGCGGCTACTTATAAAGCACCTAAAAATACTATTGCTCCGCATACTAGTGTACCTGAGTACAAGTCAACAGATACTGCTCCAAGACCAACTGGAAGTATTTGGGTTAAAACTACACAACCTAACTTAGGTGCTAACTGGAAAGTTAAAATGTGGAACGCAACAACTAGCTTGTGGGAAACTAAAGCGGCTCCAATGTATGCATCACCTGAGGCGGCATTACACGGCTTAGATAAAGCAGGCGGTGGTAAGAACTTAGCAGTTGGAACTGTTTACATCAAAACTAACAATGATGAAGCAACTGATCCAATTGGTGACTTTAAAATACACAGAAGACAGTCAACAGGTAATACTAAAATTACTTCAGACATTATTACAACACAAGTAGTTACAGGAACTTATGCATTTGATATTGCAGAAACTGTTCCAGCAAGTGCTACGTTAAGTGCGGCAGTAACAGTTAGTGTAACAACTAACGGTGCGGCTGACGATGCAGACGATATTGCAGGCGCAATTAACTCCGCAGGATTAACTAACGTTGTAGCAAGTGTTGACGCTTCAAACAGAATAGTTATTGAACACAATGACGGTGGTGACATCCACATTACAGATACTAACAGCGGATTAGCTTTAGCAGGATTTGTAGCTTACAATGGCTCAAATGCGGCAACAGCAACTCCAAACTTATATACAGATGCTTCAGGTAATGCATTTGATATGGTTGCTAGTAACTGGAAATACTTAACATACACACCAAGTACAACTGCTCCAACAGCATTAACAGCTGACGGTGCATTATGGTACAACAGTATTGTAGACGAAGTAGACATGATGATCCACAATGGTACTACATGGGTAGGATACCAAGACTCAACAGCACCGTTCTACGATGCTAATAGTGCAGACAAAACTGATCCAAATGGACCAATTGTTAGTGCTACTGAGCCTACTAAACAGTCAGATGATACTGATCTTAAAAATGGTGACATTTGGATTAGCACAGCAGACTTAGAAAACTATCCAAAAGTTTACAAATACAACGCTACTTCATTAAAGTGGATTGCACTTGATACAGGTGACCAAACTACTGAAGATGGTATATTATTTGCAGATGCACGTTATGGTACAAGCGGTGTTAACGGTGATACAGCGGCAACGATCCCAGCATTACTAGTAAGCAACTTCTTAGACTTTGACGCTCCAGATCCAGCACTATATCCAAAAGGTATGTTGCTATGGAACACTAGACGTTCAGGATTTAACGTTAAGAAATATGTACGTAACTACATTGATACTACAGGACTTAACATTAGATTTAACAATGACGAGTCAATGGCGGCATACGCAACTAACAGATGGGTAACTGAATCAGCTAACCAAGAAAATGGTGCAGGCTCATTTGGTAGAAAAGCTCAACGTAAAGTTGTAGTACAAGCATTACAAGCAATGGTTAACAGCAACGCTGATATTAGAGATGATAATTCAAGAATCTTTAACTTAATGGCTTGCCCAGGTTACTCAGAGCTAATTGGTGAAATGAAAACACTTAACTATGATAGAGGCATTAGTGCGTTTGTTGTAGGTGACTTACCGTTTAGATTAACACCAGATGCAACAACATTAAACAACTATGCAACTAACGTAAATGGTGCAGTTGAAGATAATGATGATGGACTTGTAACATACGATGAATATTTAGGTGTGTTTTATCCAAGTTTATTCACAAGTGATAACGCAGGTAACAACGTAGTTGTTCCAGCAAGTCACGGTATCCTAAGAACAATGGCATTAAGCGATCAAGTATCGTTTCCATGGTTTGCTCCAGCAGGAACAAGACGTGGTGGAATTACAAATGCTTCAAGTGCAGGATACATTACAAGCGAAGGTGAATTCCAAAGCGTAGCACTTAACGAAGGACAGCGTGATACATTATACGGTAATGCTATTAACCCTGTAACGTTCTTAAGTGGTGCAGGACTTGTTAACTTTGGTCAAAAGACAAGAGCTAAAAATGCTAGTGCTTTAGACAGAATCAACGTTGCAAGACTAGTAATTTACTTACGTTCGCAGTTTAACAAACTTGCTAAACCTTATATCTTTGAGCCAAATGACAAAATCACACGTGATGAGATTAAAGCACAGGCAGATAGTTTACTATTAGAGCTAGTAGGACAAAGAGCATTATATGACTTCTTAGTAGTATGTGACGAAAGTAACAATACTCCAACAAGAATTGATAGAAATGAGCTTTACTTAGATATAGCAATTGAACCAGTGAAAGCTGTGGAGTTTATTTACATTCCATTAAGACTTAAAAACACTGGTGAGATAGCAGGGCTTTAATATGATAAATACTTACAAGCAGGAGATATTATAATGGCAATTTCAACACTAAGCAAAATTACAGTACCTTTGGATTCTAGCTCTTCAGCTAGTAACCAAGGTTTGTTGATGCCGAAACTACAATACCGCTTTAGAGTGAGTCTTGAAAATTTTGGAGTATCAACACCAACAACAGAACTAACTAAACAGGTTGTAGACGTAACAAGACCAAACGTTAGTTTCGAACAGATCACAGTAGATGTGTATAACTCACGTGTGTACCTAGCAGGTAAACATACTTGGGAACCAATTACACTTAACTTACGTGAAGATGTTAGTAACAACGTACAGAAACTTGTTGGCGAGCAACTACAGAAACAATTTGACTTCTTCGAACAAAGTTCGGCGGCGTCAGGTAGCGATTACAAATTCGTTACAAGAATTGAAATATTAGACGGTGGTAACGGTGCTAATACAGCAAGTGTACTAGAGACATTTGAATTGTATGGTTGTTACTTAGAGTCAGCAAACTACAATAGCTTGTCTTACTCTACTAACGATCCAGTAACTGTTGCACTAGCAATACGCTACGATAACGCTATTCAAAGTCCACAAGGAACGGGCGTAGGAACAGCAATCGGACGTACAGTTAACACAGCTATTACAGGCGGCGGCGCAAGTTAATAGTTAATAATATTTCCTGAAACTTTAAAAGGGTGTCAATTAATTTTGGCATCCTTTTTCATTCTGTACGCACTTATCTTATTAGGATAAATATTAATGCAGGAGAGTAACGATGGCTACAAAACTTAATGAAAATACTGAACTAGCGATTCCGTTAAAATCTCTACTTGGATTAATTGCAGGTACTGCGGTTGCAGTATGGGCGTACTTTGGTGTTATTGAAAGAATAGCTTTCTTAGAACTTAAAGAGCAACAAGACAGAACCAAGTTAGAGTTTGCTTATAAATGGGTACAAGATTTTCAACCACCACCAGCAGTAGCTGACACGGTAGTTAGAGTACGCGATATGGAACTTCAAATAAGAGAACTTGAAATTGAAGTTAAGCATTTAAAGGAACAACTTAACAATGGCAAATAAACTTAACGGGTTTTTAGATAATTTAGTAAGTGGAGCATTAAGTCCTAAAGGTAACTTAGGCGACCAAGCACACGCGGCTCGACTATATGTTGATGACGCACACAGACTAAGTCCTAAAAGTAAATTTCTTTATCACGTAAGTTTTAATTTAAATCCTGAAGCAGTACAATTAATTCCTCAATTAAAAACACAAGAAATTAATATGCTTGTTAAAAGTGTTGACTTACCTAAGTATCAAATTGCAACAACACTAAAGCATCAATACAATAAGAAAAGAAATTTACAAACAAGATTAGATTACGATCCTATTAACATTGTATTCCACGATGACAACTTTGGTCAAACAACTGCTATGTGGGAAGCGTACTATAGATATTATTTTAGAGACGGCAATTATGCGGCTGTAGACGGAAGTTCAAATCCTAATACTTCTAATGCGGCATACAACAGAGGCTCTAGTTATCAAGGTGAAGCGGCAAACAATTTTAGATACGGTATGGATAACGATTCTCTTAAACCGTTTTTTGAAAGTATTCAAATTTATCAAATGTCAAGAAAACGCTACACAGCGTTTACATTAGTTAATCCTCTTATTAGTGAATGGGGACACGACACTATGGACAACAGTTCAAGTGACGCAGTAGCAAACAACATGACTGTACAATACGAAACTGTATGGTACGCAAGAGGTCCAGTTAAAGATGGATCAGCACCTAAGAGCTTTGGTAGTGCTAGTGGACATTACGACCAAGTACCAAGTCCTAATTCATTAGGCGGTGGCGGAACTGCAAGTGTGTTTGGTGTTGGTGGTATTGCAGGAGGCGTTGCTGATGTATTTGGAGATATTAGTAGTGGAGCGGCATTTAGCAGTCCAACAAACTTTTTAGGTACAGTATTAAAAGCAACTAGCATAACACAGAATGCTAAGAGTTTAGGTAAAGAAGGTTTACGTCAAGAAGGGTTTGGAATATTAAAAGACCAAATTGGTAAAGCAACTGGCATTGATGTTAGTGGTGTAGCAAATCTTGCATTTCCTAAGTCAGGTGGTTCAGGTGGTAGCTTTAGCACTATTGCTACAGTTGCAGGCTTAACAACACTAGCCGGAGTTGCTACTGGTAAGATTGGTAATCCAATAAGTAGTGTTACTAACTTCTTAAAAGGTAATCCAGGTGCGGCTGACGATGTAGCTAAAAGTACTTTCTTTAAGAAAGACCACATCAATAACGGCGGATCACCATTACCTGAAATTATTAGTGCGGCTTATGAAGCACAAACGTTTGAAGATAAAAAAGCGGCAAGAGAAAAAGCTATTTCAAATGCCAACAGTAGTTCTCTTGGTAGTACTCTGTTTACATAGGATTAATTTATGGGCGATAACACATCAACTAACAAAAATAGTACACCAACTAATTTATATGGTAACCTTCCAGCTAAGGCGGGAGATAGTGCAACTAAAGTAAAACAATTCTTTAATCAATACTATACAGAGCCGTTTGAATTTTCAAGTAATGAAGTTGATGCAACTGTAGCTTTCTTTCGTAAAAGAGGCTTTGATGAAGTTAGTGCAAATAGTGTTGCAACTATTGTTATGCAACAAGCAAAGATGGATAATGTAAAAATCTTTGAGCTAATAGATACACTTGGTGGGTTTGACGAAGTACAATTAAGTACAGTAATTACAGAAATCTTAAATTACAATAGATCAAAAATAAGTACACTAGGTTACAAAGTAGACCAAGCAACTAATAAATTAGAAACTAGAAACATAGTGGTATAATGCTATGGGTAAGTTTGCTCAGGGTCGGTATACATTAAAGTACCCCGAAAAATACTTAGGTACAAAAACACCTTTATATAGAAGTAGTTGGGAATTTGCATTTATGAAATTCTGCGACGAGAGTCCTAGTGTTAGTAAATGGGCAAGTGAAAGTGTTAAGATACCTTATAGAAATCCATTAACAGGTAAGCATACAGTTTATGTACCAGATTTCTTAATACAGTACAGCGATAAAAACGGTAGACCGCACGTTGAACTAATTGAAGTTAAGCCTGATAACCAAACTATGAAAGAGAATGTTGGGCGTGATAAATGGCGTCAAGCACAGTATATCCAAAATGTTGCCAAATGGGAAGCCGCTAGAGCTTGGTGTAAACAGAAGAAAATCTTCTTTAGAGTTATAACCGAAAAAGACATTTTTCACTCAGGCAAGAGAAAATAGGATAAATAATAGTAGCACATAATGGAAAACCAAAATGACTAAGAAACTAGAAGAATTACTTAATTTACCTGAAAGCCAGGAAATTATTAAAGAAGAAGAGTCAAAGTCTAATGATGTTGTTAAAGCAGAACAGCAAGAGGACTTTAGAGACATTGCTGAACTTGATAAGATTACTGCGGCATTACCAGCTGTAAAAGGTTTAGGTGAATTAGCAGATAAAGAACTCAACGCTATTGCAGATAAGGCTACTACAGCTTATGATGATCTGATGGATTTGGGTATGAATGTGGAGAGTAGATACAGTGGTAGAGTTTTTGAAGTGGCTGGAGGAATGCTTAAAACGGCACTTGACGCCAAGGTTGCTAAACTAGATAAAAAATTAAAAATGATTGACTTGCAACTTAAGAAAGAAAAGCAAGATAAAGACAGCGGATATGAAGATTCTGGGCTTGTAAATGGCGAAGGATACGTAGTTACTGACCGTAACAGTTTGCTTGAGAAATTGAAAAACATGGATAAATAAACATATAAGGAACTGATATGAAGACATTTGCAGAATATTTAACAGAGTCTAAAAAGACTTATAAATTTAAAATTGGTATTGCAGGCGAACTACCTGAAGGTTGCATGGACACTATGGAACAGTCACTTCAGAAGTTTGGTTGTATGAATTTAACAGATTGTAAGCGTACACCGATTACAGAACGTCCGTTAGATTTTCCACAGTTACAAAATATGGAAGTTAACTATTGCGAATGTGAATTAGCATATCCTACTATTGCACCTGTGTTAGCAGAATACTTAACACAGTCATGTGGTTTACCAACGTCACACTTAATTGTAAGAAACTTAGATGCTCCACAAGAGGAATACCAAGATGCAGAATACAATAAAGTTTATGAGCCAGCACTAGGTAGCGACTTACCAGAATCAGATCCAGCAGTTCATAAGCAAGTAACAGGCGAAAGAGTTATGGGCTTACTAGCAGAGCTAGAACAAGCACGTAAAGAAAGAGAGAATGATCCAATAGGAAGCATTCAACCAAACAAAGAACAAATTCAAGATATGGGCGAACCACAAAGCAAAAGCCCAATGGGGAGCAAATAATATGAAACTACAAGACATTTATAAAAAAATTGATGACCTTAATGAAGCGGCATCAATGAATATTTCATTAACAGGTGATAGCCCACAAGAAGTAGGCGACTTATTTAAAGTGTTAGGTGATAAAGATCTTAACCCAGAGCCAATGCCAAGTTTAGGTATGCGTGGCGACATTGAGAAATCAATGGACATTATGAAAAAAATGGACGGTCCAAAAGATGGTCCAATGCCAATGCCAAGCGACATGCCAAAGAAACTTACAATGCAAGATGAGCCTGGCGATAACGAAGACTATGCTAACAGTCCAGATGAACAACATCAAGACACAAAGTTTATGACTAAAGACTTAGCAGGCGGACTTAATAAAGAAAAGAAATCATATCCAAAAGTAGCAGGCGGTGATAATCCAATGGCACTTGAAGATAAGATTAAAGAAGAATTAAAAGCTAAGTTTGCTGAAAAGTTTGGCGAAGCAAAAGATGATGATAGTTTCGACGAAGCAGGCTGTAAAGCAGAAATGAAAAGACTTGACGCAAGTGGATGTTCAAAAAATGAAATGCTTAAAAAAGTAGATTCTAAATTTGGTTGCGGCAAAGAAAAATTTGAAAAACTATACGCAAGTAGTTGCGGTGGACACTAAGGAGATATAGATGGCTGGGTTTACAAGAACTAATGGATTAAGTGTTACAGCAGGTAATGTATATTCTCATGGTGCTAAAGGGTTTTTAATCACAGTACAAGTTGCTGGTAATACAGATGTTGATTTGAGAGCTGAAGATGATGCTGTTGATGAAGCAGTAGAAATGATTATTAAAGAAGTTAATCCTTTGATGTATGCTGTAAAAAACGATGCATCAGGTGAGATTAGCGTTATTACAGACAGAAATACAAGCCCAGCAGACTTACAAGCACGTATTAGAGCATTAGGTACAACAGTAGGACCAAACAACGTTGATGTAACAGGAACCGACGTTGTAGAAGCAACTTTCTTAACCGTAACTGGTTAATCAAGAATAATAATAATAATAAACGTCACAACAACATTCAATACCCGCTCCGGCGGGTATTTTTTTGAGTAAATAATAGTATGGCAACAAAGAGTTTAGACGGTGTCTTAACAAAGAAGGCACATACCAGAGATACATATACTGAGGCGCAGATTGACGACTTAAAGAAATGCATGGATCCAAAAGATGGATACTTGTACTTTGCTAAGAAGTTTGCATTTATTCAGCACCCTGTAAAAGGTAAATTATTATTTGACCCATTTGGATATCAAGTACGTTTACTGCAAAGTTATCACGACTATCGTTTCAACATTAATATGTTACCAAGACAAACTGGTAAAACTACTACTGCCGCAATTTACTTGTGTTGGTATGCAATGTTCCACCCAGATCAAACAATACTAATTGCCGCACACAAATATACAGGTGCTCAAGAAATTATGCAACGTATTAGATACGTGTATGAAATGTGTGCTGATCATATTAGAGCAGGAGTAACAAACTACAACAAAGGCTCAATGGAATTTGAGAATGGAAGTAGAATTGTTAGTGCTACTACAACAGGAAACACAGGACGTGGTATGTCCATATCATTACTATACTGTGACGAGTTTGCATTTGTTAATCCTAACATCGCAGAAGAATTTTGGACTTCAATTTCACCTACACTAGCAACAGGTGGTCGTGCTATTATTACAAGTACACCTAACTCAGACGAAGATACATTTGCTATCATTTGGAAAGAATCAGAAGATAGGTTTGATGCAAATGGTAATGAAGCAGATATTGGTAAGAACGGATTTCATGGATTTACGTGTAGTTGGGACGAACACCCTGACAGAGATGAAGAATGGAAGAAGAATGAAATTGGTCGTATTGGTGAAGAAAAGTTTAGACGTGAGTATGGTTGCGAATTTTTAATCTATGACGAAACACTTATTAATAGTATTAAGTTAGCATCAATGGAAGGTGTTGATCCAATACTTAATATGGGACAAACACGTTGGTATAGTAAACCAACAGGAGATAACAATTATGTTGTTGCCCTTGATCCTAGTATGGGTACTGGAGGCGACTATGCCGCAATACAAGTATTTGAAGTACCAAGCTATAAGCAAGTAGCGGAATGGAGACATAACGAAACTGCTATACCAGGACAAATTAGAGTACTAAAAGATATATGTGATTATATCAAAGAACAATGTAATAACAACGGTTCAAACATATATTGGAGTGTAGAAAACAACAGTATTGGAGAAGGTGCATTAATTGTTATTAGAGACCTTGGAGAAGAGAATATACCAGGGCTACTTACAAGTGAACCTATGCGTAAAGGACATGTGCGTAAGTTCCGCAAAGGATTTAATACAACACACAGTACTAAAATTAGTGCTTGTAGTCGATTAAAAACTATGATTGAAAATGACAAACTACAAGTAAACAGTAAAGTATTACTATCAGAGCTTAAAGGATTTGTAGCAAGTGGTAGTAGTTATAAAGCAAAACCCGGAGAAACGGACGATTTAGTTAGTGCAACATTACTAAGTATGCGTATAATCGCAGTATTAAAAGACTGGGATCCAAGAGTGTATGAATCGTTTAATCAAGCAGAAACGGCTGAAGATTATGAGCCGCCCATGCCTATATTCGTTTCGACTAATATGAGATAAATATTTACATGAACAACATGGAACCTATATCAGAAAAACTATTTGCTAAAATTAGAGGCAGATTTGAGTCAGTAACAATCGGAGACGAGCAAGGTGCTGTAACAGATGAGCCAAGACTAGCAAAGTATTTTGATTTTGATTATAAAGAAGGTGCAAACGTACTTGGAAAAGTTAGTATCACGCTAGACGAAAAGTCAGGTGTTACTGTATTGTTTAATCAGGACTTTATGGCAGAAGCCGGAGAAGCTGAAAAGAACAATTGGTATAACTTTTTAAAAGAGCTACGTATTTTTTCTAAAAAACATATGTTGAATTTTGATACAAGAGATATTACAAAAAGTAATCTAGACAAAAGAGATTACGCACACTTAACAAAAACTGCCGGAGAAACACAAATGAGTGAGTCAAAAATGTACGGTACTAGTAGAACAAGTTTCGAAGATATCGATACTGCTCGTTTAGTACTCAAGCACACGAAGCCAGTGAACCAAGAAGTTCCTGGGTCAAGAACACAAAACGTACACAGTATGTATATTGAAAGTGAAGCTGGAGAAAGATTTAAATATCCATTCAGACACTTAAATGGTGCTAGAGCAATGGCACGCCACGTAGCAGAAGGTGGTAACCAGTACGATGATTTTGGTAAACACATTGTTGAGATGTCAACAGAATTAAACAAACTACGTAAATTTAAAACTTACATGAACCGTTCAAGCGTAATGGCAGAAGGCTTAAAAGGTTACATGGAAGCTGTAGATTTAAGATTAGAAAACATCAAAACAGAAGTAATGAAACTACAACGTAGTACATATTACAAAGAAGCATTTGAAAACTTTACTCCAGTAGTAAATGAAAATGTTCCAGACGATGTTGCAGAAAATTGGATTGACCAATTAACTATTAGAACATTTAACGAAGAATTAAAAGATGTATTTCCTTACGTATACAAATTGGTAAGTGAAGTAACAACTGCATCTGAAACAACTCCAGAAGACTTTGTTACAGAAACTGAAGTAGAGGCAGAAGTAGAAGAAGCAGAAGTACAAACTCCAGAAATGGAATTTGAGAGGGCATTAGACTCAATCGTAGGAGAGGAAGACAATGCATTAATTGACGGTGACGAAGAAGCACAAGCGGCCGCGGTTAAACAAATTAATGGCTTAATGGCTCAACATTTTCCTGCCGGAGTAAACGGCACGAATGCAATCGAGAGCATGAAGGGAGTTATAGACGACCCAATGCTACTAGACATGTTTAAGAAAGTTGGACAAAAAGATGCAGATACATGCGTCCGTCCATTAGTAATGAAATACTTAAAAGGAAAAAATCCCGACATTATGAATAAAATTGATACAGGTGATTTAGCATCTGAGTCAGATGATGACAATGTACCATCAAAAAAAGCAGGTGATCCAACAACAGACTTTACAAAATGGTTAAAGAAAAATCATAACAAAGGTCCAAGAGATTTAACAGGCGACGAATATACTAAGCATAGCAAGGCTTTTCAAGCACAAAAGAAAGCAAAAGAAGCAGATGATACTATGGATGTAAAAATTGGTCCAGATGGTAGTATACAAAAGGCAGACTTAGCTGAACCAGAAGATACTAGATCAGCAGGTGAGAAGTTAGAAGAACTAGTCAAAAGTTATTACGACTACACAACTAACAACTTTCCAAAAGGCGAACAGGCAGTAGTAACTGCATGTGAAAAAGAATTTGGTGAAGACAGCGTACCAGTAGCTGAAAAAATGATTGCAAGATTGATGCAAGGTAAAGATAGTGAGATGGAAAGAATCAAATCACTAGCAGGCATTAATAACTAAGAATCACTTTTTTGGCAACCTTGTGGTTGACTTTACTAAGTAACTGTAGTAGTATATAACATGTGCTACTACTTTAAAGGCACAGCGGAATTGTTCCGCACTAAAGCACATAGGCTTAAAACTTATAGGAGGCAATAACTATGGCAACATTAGCAGAGATCAGAGCTAAACTTAAAGAGCAAGAATCACGCACAGGTGGTTCAGACAACAGAAGCGGCGGCGACAACGCAATTTACCCATTTTGGAATTTGAAGGAAGGTCAGACAAGCACAGTCAGATTCTTACCTGATGGTGACGAAAATAATACATTTTTCTGGCAGGAACGTTTAATGATTAAACTTCCATTTGCTGGAATCAAAGGCGAGACAGACTCTCGTCCAGTACAGGTACAAGTACCATGTATGGAAATGTATGGGGAAACTTGTCCAGTACTTTCAGAAGTACGTGGATGGTTTAAAGATCCAAAGTTAGAGGATATGGGTCGTAAGTATTGGAAAAAGCGTTCATACGTATTCCAAGGCTTTGTGACTGATAACCAAATTTCAGAGGATCAAACTCCGGAAAACCCAATCAGACGTTTTATAATTGGACCACAAATCTTCCAAATCATTAAGGGAGCATTAATGGATCCAGATATGAACGAACTACCTACAGACTACACAGCAGGTGTAGACTTTAGAATCGCTAAAACATCCAAAGGCGGATATGCTGATTACTCAACATCAAACTGGGCTCGTAGAGAGCGTCCGTTAGATGAAGCTGAGTATAAAGCAATTGAAGACAATGGCTTGTTTAACATGAGCGACTACTTACCAAAGAAACCTGGTGAAGTAGAAGTTGAAGTTATCAAGAAAATGTTTGAAGCATCAGTAGATGGTGAAGCATACGACATGGAAGCATTTGGTCAATACTTTAGACCAGCAGGCGTAAGAGCGGCAACTGGTGATCCAGTTAAAGCAAGTACACCAGCACCGGCTCCAGCGGCACCAGCAACAGGAATGACAGCAGAGGCTCCAGTAGCTGATGCAGTAGCACCTGCGGCAACTGAAGCGGCAGGCGATGGCAACAAAGCAGAAGACATCCTAGCGATGATCAGAAGCCGCCAAAGCTAGTTTAAAACTGAGTGGGTGTAGCTCTAAGCTACACCCTATTCAGACAATCTGATAAGGAGATACAATGGCTAATAAAGCATTTGACGTTTCAAAGTTTCGTAAAAACTTAACTAAATCAATCACAGGCATGAGTAGTGGATTCAACGATCCAACTGATTGGATTAGTACAGGTAACTATGCCTTAAACTATCTTATTAGTGGCGACTTTCACAAAGGTGTTCCGCTAGGTAAGGTAACTGTTTTTGCAGGAGAATCTGGTGCAGGTAAATCTTATATCTGTGCAGGTAACATTGTAAAGGCGGCACAAGATCAAGGTATCTTTGTAGTTCTAATTGACTCAGAGAATGCACTTGATGAAAGTTGGTTGAAAGCTCTTGATGTAGACACATCAGAAGATAAACTTCTTAAACTTAACATGTCAATGATTGATGACGTTGCTAAAACTATTAGTACGTTTATGATTGACTACAAAGCAATGCCAGAGGAAGAACGTCCTAAGATATTGTTTGTAGTTGACTCACTTGGTATGCTATTAACACCTACAGATGTTGATCAGTTTAACAAAGGTGATATGAAAGGTGATATGGGTCGTAAGCCTAAAGCACTAACATCACTTGTACGTAATACTGTTAACATGATTGGTAGTTGTAACGTAGGATTGGTTTGTACTAATCATACATATGCATCACAAGATATGTTTGACCCAGATGATAAGATCAGTGGTGGACAAGGCTTTATCTATGCATCAAGTATTGTTGTTGCAATGAAAAAGTTAAAATTAAAAGAAGACCTTGACGGTAATAAAATTAGCGAAGTACGTGGTATTAGAGCAGGTTGTAAAGTAATGAAAACTCGTTATGCAAAACCTTTCGAAGGCGTACAAGTTAAAATTCCTTATGAAACAGGTATGAATCCATACAGTGGATTGGTTGACTTGTTTGAGAAAAAAGGATTGCTTGTCAAAGACGGTAACAGACTCAAGTACATTGACTCTAAAGGCGAAGAAAGAAAAGAATATCGTAAAGTGTGGGAAGCAGGCGGTGACGCTCTTGACACAATTATGATGGACTGGTCTAACATTGCTGATGCAGTTGATCAAGTTGAAGAAGCCGTAGTCGAAACCGACGAGGAAGAAGTTGCTAATAGCTAACTACTTTTTGTATAAGTAGCAGTATTAACTAAGGAGAATAAAATTGGATTCAGGTTCGAATATTATAGAAGTGTGGCAAGTGTTTAAAGAATATGTTGATAAGAAACATATTGAAACTATTGCTGAAAAATATGTTGATCTATGTGCTGACTTGGGTACAAGTGACGAAGCATTTCGAGATGCGTTAGGTTCAGATAATAACTTAGATAAAGCTATTGGTTACTTTCTCGAAGAGGAAGTAGACGAAGACTCTTACGATAACGAGGACGATTACTAATGGGATGGTATTCTGATATTGCTAGAGACATTAGCAACATTCCAAAGGCTATTGCACATTACGAAAGTGAGTTGCAAGAAGCAAGATTGGAGTGTAAAATAAAAGGTAATGTTGAAAAGGCTTCGGCATCAATGCCAGGTATAGTTGAACAACGTTTCAACCAATTACAAGAGCTAGAAGCAATATTAGAATACCTGAACATTGAGTTGCGTCGATTACGTAGTAGCTTTTTTAGAAAGTATCTAGAAAGTTATGCTCGTGCATTGTCAAGTAGAGATGTAGAAAAATATGTAGACGGTGAAGCTGACGTTGTTGATTACGAAAAGATCATTAACGAGTTTGCACTGATGCGTAATAAATGGTTAGGTGTTTGTAAGGGCCTAGATCAAAAGCAATGGCAACTTACAAATATAGTTAAATTAAGAGTAGCTGGCATGGAAGATGCTAGTTTATAACAAAGGAAT